ATACAGCCTTTCTTACAAAGATGTCTTTGTCCACGGGCACATCTACCAACACCAAAGCTATTTTAAATGCTAGTCTTGTTGCTAGACCCTATGGAGAAGTGTTTCAAATAAAAGAAAGATTTACTATTACAGATGGCGCGCATGAACAATTTTATACTTTCCCATTAAGGTTCACAGAAAAAACAGACTTAGAAATGAGAGCGTTTTCTTCCTCTGGATCTGTTAGCTTCAATGTTTCTGCGTCAATGGAATTTGTTTACATTCAAAATGTGGGGCCAATCTAATGCCTAAGATCGACAAGTCCAAGATGGCATGCAACAAACCCAAGCGTCAGAAGTCTGGCGGCAAGAAGTTTGTTGTCAAAGCCTGTGATAAAGGTAAAGAGAAGATCGTCAGGTTCGGGGACGCCAACATGACCATCAAGAAGAACAACCCGAAACGTCGCAAGTCATTCCGTGCAAGACACGGGTGTGACAAAGGCACCCTTGATAAACTAAAGGCCAAGTATTGGTCATGCAAGCAGTGGTGAGTAGAATGGATAAGAACGTACAGCTTCTGTTTTGGGGCGCAGGTTTAACATTAGGATCTGCGGGTCTTGTGTGGATGATTTCTACGTTACTTACGGTAGACAAACGCACAGAAGTCATGGACGTTAAAATAGATCATTTAGTTCAAGCAGTAGAGAGTTTGACAGAAAGGCAAGCAAGTTATGATCAGTCGTGGACAGATGCCCTTTCAAATCTCCAAACCTCCAGAGGAAATGACTAATGGCAAAAAAAACAAAAACAAAAAAGGACGCGTGTTATCACAAGGTCAAAAGTCGGTACAAGGTTTGGCCCTCGGCGTACGCAAGCGGGGCGCTGTCCAAATGCCGAAAGGTCGGGGCCGCAAACTGGGGAAACTCTTCTAAGAAAAAACAAAAGAAGGCTGATGGTGGGCTAGTAGCTTCGGTTGATAATCCCAAACGGACCACGCGCAATCGGTATAGAAATGGCGGCATGGTAGCTTCTGGCTGTGGTCAAGTCATGGAGGCTCGTCGTAAGGGGACGAAGTACGCATAATGGCGAAAAAGAAAAACTCTCTCCGCGAATGGTTTTCTCAGAATGATGGGAAGGGTTGGGTAGACTGTAAGACAGGTAAGCCGTGTGGTCGTCAAAAAGGGGAAAAGCGGAAGGGATATCCTGCTTGTCGCCCTACGATGGCTCAATGTACCTCGGCGGCTAAAAAGAAAAAGTCGTCAAAACGGATTAGCTGGAAGCAGAAAAAGGCCAATGGTGGGTTAGTGAGGGTATTTTGATACGAGAGTGGGCAGAAGAATTATCGAAACCTACCGTTCACAACAACGGGGTTGCCGCTTGTCCGTTTGCGTTACCTGCGTATAAAAACCGTGAGGTAAAAACCCTTATAACTGATGACCTATGGGCTGATGTCTTGAATGAGTCGTCGAAGTTTTTTCGTACGGGTTATAAAGTCACTATGATTTTTGACTATGACTACGATAACGACTACGATCAACTAGAAGAAGAATGTATGGCCTTGAACAAGTTTTTTACTTTTGCAGGTATTGATATCTGGCTGTTGGCTTATTTGCGCGAACACGCCGTAGTTTTTATACAACGGTGGAGTGAATTAGAAAACGCTGCTGCAAAGTTGGAAAAACTAGGGTATTATACAAACTATGATAAAGAAGATTATGAAAGACACATCTTAGCTCGGAGAGAAAGGACACTTTAATATGCCTGGAATGATGCGTGGTGGAAAGAAGAAGATGATGCGTGGGGGTGCGGTTAGCAAGCCCAAGAAGAAGATGATGCGCGGCGGCAAGGTCAAAGGTATGATGCGCGGCGGTAAGGTAAAGGGTAAAAAATGAGTTTCCCAGATTTAACAGGTGACGGTAAGGTCACAAAAAAAGATGTATTAAAGGGCCGAGGCGTCGAAGGATTTAAAAAAGGCGGCAAGGTCAAAGGTATGATGCGTGGCGGCATGGCGCGTAAGGGTTTTATGGCTGGCGGTAAAGTAGACGGCTGTAATCCTGCGGTGCAGATGTCTGGCATAAAACAAGGAACTACTTACTAATGGCTACTTCAGGTTCACGCGACTTTAACATGGACGTAGGCGAGATTATCGAGGAAGCGTATGAACGCTGTGGCCTCGAGGTTCGCACGGGCTATGATGCCAGAACAGCGCGGAGGTCGTTGAACCTGATGTTTGCCGACTGGGCTAATAGAGGGTTAAACCTGTGGACGGTTAAACAGGCCACAATTACTTTGACCCAAGGGCAAGCTCAAGAAACTCTTACCAGCGATGTTGTTGATATATTGGATGTGGTGGTTCGTAGAAATAATACGGACTACTCGATAGATCGGATCAGTCGTGGGGATTATTCTGGACTACCCAACAAAACAACGCAGGGCCGACCAAGCCAGTTTTATTTTGATAGGCAGATCGACCCCGTAATTAACCTCTGGGCAGTTCCTGAAAACTCAACAGATCAACTCATTTATTATTACGTTCGGCGGATCGACGATGCTGATACCCTTGTTAATACTACTGACATGCCTTTTCGTTTTTATCCTTGTATGGTGGCGGGGTTAGCATATTACATGGGTATGAAACGAGCGCCCGAACGCTTGCAGATTTTAAAGTCGGTGTACGAGGAAGAGTTCCAACGTGCAGCGGACGAGGATGAAGGTCGCACACCATTGAAGTTGCAGCCTAGCATTCGTTACTTGAGGGCATAATGACATACGCTAGTGGTAAACATGCTTGGGGTATATCGGATCGGTCAGGTCGCCGTTACCGTCTTCGTGAGATGAAGAAGGAATGGACGGGTTCTTTGGTGGGTCCCGATGAGTATGAACCCAAGCATCCACAGCTAGAACCTATTCGCGTAGGTCCTGATCCACAAGCATTGTATAATCCGAGACCAGAAACGGGATTGCCTAATCAACGAGCGACACAGTGGGGCTGGAACCCTGTGGGTTACAATTACCAAGACGGGCTATCGCCGCCGAATAAATTGGTTGCGGTTGGTTCAGTCGGAACAGTGACGGTGACGACATGAGCATGACATACGATGAACTGAAAACAGCCATTCAGGATTATACGGAAAACGATGAGACAAGTTTCGTAAACAACCTCCCTTTGTTTATCAGGTTGGCGGAAGAGCGTATTCTAAAAAGTGTGCAGCTTAACTTGTTCCAAAAAAATCAGTCAGGCATTATGACAACAGGCAACAAGTATCTTGCAGCGCCCTCCGATTTCCTTGCTCCATTTTCGTTAAGCATAGCTGTAAGCGGGTCACAAGAGTTTCTGTTGTTTAAAGATTTAGACTTCGTGCAGACGTATACACCTGACGCTACAACTACAGGACAGCCAAAATACTATGCCCAGTTTGATGTGGATAATTTTATTTTAGGTCCTACACCTGATGCCAACTACACTGTGGATATACATTACTTGTACCGACCCACGTCTTTGACTGTGGGGGCGGGATCAGGAACTACTTGGCTGTCTGATAATGCAGAGATTACGCTATTGTATGCTGCTTTGGTTGAGGCGTATACCTATATGAAAGGTGATCCGAACCTGATGCAGATGTACAACCAGCGTTTTGCAGAGGGTATTTCACGATTGAAAAACCTTGGTGAGTCTCAAGAGGTTATTGATGAGTACCGTTACGGTCAGATTAGGAAACCACGCACATGATTCCAGAGTTAAATATAGATTTACCTAAAGATTTTAAGGTAGAGGTACACACCACTCATAACCGTGGCTTTACGCCAGAAGAAATAGCAGAACGGTGTGCAGAAAAAATTATTTCAGTTTCGGATGAAGCACATCCTGCAATACAAGCGCAAGCCCGTGCTTTTCAGAAGCGTATTGTACAGTTAGTCGGGTTCTATTTACGAGAAGCTGTTAAAAGTGATCGAACTACTGTATATAATGCAATCAAAGATGCGGGGCACCCTGACCTTGCTGAACTTATAAGGAGAATGTGACATGGCCTTTACTGGTAACTTCATGTGCACGAGCTTTAAGAAGGAGCTTCTTGAGGCTGTTCACAACTTTAAAAACTCAGGTGGTAGCACCTTTAACCTTGCTTTGTATGACAACAACGCCTCGTTTACTGCGGCAACAACAGCATATACGGCAACAGACGAAGTGTCTGGAACTGGGTACACAGCCAAAGGTGGCGCGCTTACTCGTGTTGACCCAAGCACAAGCGGTACAACTGCGTTGACTGACTTCGCGGATCTAACATTTAGCACGGCGACTATCACAGCCCGTGGCGCGTTGATCTTTAACGATAGCGCGGCGGGTGATCCTTCGGTAGTGGTATTGGACTTTGGTGCCGACAAAACGTCTACCGCAGGTGATTTTACGATTGTATTCCCAACAGCGGACGCAAGTAACGCCATCATTCGTATTGCGTAAGGATTAGGTTGTGGCTTCCTCAACTCTATATGAAGGGTGGGGTCGTTCCACATGGAGTGACGGATCGTGGGGCACTCCCCTCCTTAAAGTTTTTGTAGACGGGGTTGGGGCCACGGGATCCGTTGGCTCTGTTTCAGTTGTAGCAAATGCAAATGTAGCTCCGACGGGAGTTGCGGGGACAGGGGCTGTTGGTAGTGTCACAATTGATGCTGCATCAAATGTACCAGTTACTGGTCTTGAGGCCACAGGGTCTGTCGGTTCTGTTTCAGTCGTTGCCGAGGCTAATGTGTCTCCGACTGGTCTTGAGGCTACAGGTCAGGTTGGCACTGCAACTGTTACCGCAGATGCGATAACCCCTGTTACTGGTCTTGAGGCCACTGGATCTGTTGGTAGTGTTACAGTTAACGCCGCCGCCGATGTCTCTGTCACTGGTCTTGAAGCCACTGGTGACTTAGGTTCTGTTACAGTCACAGGAATAGCAAACGTACCAGTCACTGGTCTTTCGGGTACTGGATCTGTTGGTTCTGTTTCAATCGAACTTGGGATGACCGTTTATGTAACGGGGGTTTCCGCCACAGGGTCTGTTGGCTCTGTCTCAGTCATTGCAAAAGCGAACGTATCTCCTACAGGAGTTTCCGCTACAGGTCAGGTCGGTCAGCCGTTAGTATGGGGCCGTATTGTTCCAGATCAAAATCCGA